TTAACACCTTTATCAACAAACTGACCATAATCATCCATTGAAAAACCAACAATAGTAAAACCGTTTTCAGTTACAATTTCACCTTTAATACTATTATATAATGATTTAGTATTATTATGTTTTGATTTACTTAAATTACTTCTTGATTGTTGAATAACATAATCACGAAATCTTTTTATAACTGCTTCCGTTTCTAACATTTGCTCATTTGATTTTGTATTACCATATCAAAAGTAACAGTTACACCTGCTAATTTATTTTCAAATCTTTCTGTAAAAAATTCACAAGATGGTGTGCCTATTAATTCATAATCATCACCAAAACTACCCATTCTTAAAACTTCCAAGAATCTATTAACTACCATTAACTGCGTATTTAAAACATCCTGCTCATTGTCATTACCTAAAAATATATCAGTTGTTAATGATTTACTTTCATCAACTATATCCATACATAATATAGATACATTGTAACTCCAAGTCGAACCTAAATACGTTGCTGAATTTATTATAATATGACTCAAAGGAAAGATTGTAAGCTTGTTTAAATCAACTCTAAATATATCTCCTATAGTAACTGTATTTACAAATAAATCTTCCTTTAATTGGTTCTTAATTGCTTGTGTTATTTCGTAATAATGTGATGTCATCTATTCTGTCTTTTAATTAAATCAGCTTCTATTTTATTCTTTTCTTTTTCGAATGTTAGATATGTTAAACATTGGTTAATTGGTAATCTGGTAATTGAATCAAATCTTGTAATGTCTCCTTGAGCAAGAGCATAGATTGAACTATACCATCCCCACTTTTGTCCGAAGTTTGCCGTTGCAGAATATTCTGTACCTCCTTGTCCTTCTCCAAATAAGCTATCGTAGCTTTCAATAATTCGTTGCCTAAACGATAAAAAAAAACCGTTGCACCTAAACAAACATCTAATGGTGCAAACTTCATTACTTCAGCATAGGTTATAGTGCCATTATAATCTTCAATCTCATAAGTGCCATTTAAGCCTTTCTTTTTAATTGGTCTATATAATACTGCCATTGCTTTATGTATCTCATCCCAATCGGTTATATACGTGTCTAAATCGGTATACTCACCAAATGTCATATCTTCTAAATTAGGAATAAAACCAAATTCAGTTCCACCCATTTTAAATGTAGGTATAAAAGAATGATTCTGGTTAAACATATTTCCAATAGATGTAGTTATATCATTTACATCTTTATATTTAATTGAAGCAACCTCTTTTAAATCTATTCCACAAAATATCTGTACCATCTTTTGATGCAAGAATTCTGAATCTTCATTGTCTTTTGCTATCTTTAAAAAAGCCTGATATTGTGAAAGTTTTATTTCACTTAATTTAGTTGGTATTGTTATTTCTAATTTCATTTGATTTGTTTTTTATAATAATAAAATAAAGTGTAAATTGTATTAAACAAAAAAAGACCTACATTTCTGTAAGTCTAATTTCCCTAACAATCAATTAACCTATTAACTAATCTCTTTTATATCTATTGCAAAGAAGTTCTGTTTAAACATATCTTTGAATATTGTAATAACCATTTGTTCGTTTGCTGCTATTATTTTAGCATACTCATAATCTTTCTCATTGTCAGCATATCTGTACCAACCTTTAACTTCGTATTGTTTCATAGTGTTTAAATTAATTTTACAATATAAGACACTCCCATTCCAGCGTGTACATCTATCATTGATTTTTTATTTTTTATTAAGTCTATTCTTAACTCTTTTTGATAATACAATTTACTTTGTGGTCTGATTCTTTTAACACAATCTTCAATAAGTAAATCTATATCGCTACACTCTATTGTATAGCGATTATAAGATAAATTTTGTGGTGTGTGTGTTATTGTAATCATAATTATATTGTTGGATATGATTCTCTCCAAGCTTGTTTTACTGCAAAGAATTCTTTATTTATTTCTTGTATTCTTTCTCTTGTTGCTTTTACTCTTTTTGAAGAAATTAAAAGTAAATTTTTAGATTCGTTTTGTAATTCTATTAGTCTGTTTTGAAAATCTTGTGATGTCATCTTGTTTTGTTTTTATGTTATTGTTATCTGAGTACAAATATACAACACTTATTAACATTACAAAACTATTTTAAAATTTTAACAAAACTTTAACATTTATAAGATTAAATACATTTTACAAATACAATGCTTTTTGTTATTTATATTTTACTTTAACTATTCAAATAAGCACTTGCAACTTTATACATCTCTTGCATCTTTTTAATCTCACCTATATTTCTTGGTAAATTAATAACCACTTGTACATTCTTTACGTGGTGAATATAACATTGTATTGTTGCAATAATTTCTCCGTATGTCATAGTTTATATATTTGTCAGATAACGGCGATTATCGCCTTTATAAAACATTTTAGTAAATAAAATAACTTCCTTTGTTTGGGTTCTCTAAATGTGATGTTGCTGCATATCTCATTGCATCTATTGCGTGATTATAAGCATCTATTGGTTTATTCATTTTTACTCCTGTCTTATCTGTTAGCCAAATGTAATTTCTTAATTCATTAATTAGATTCTTACTTCTTGATGTAACATATATCTTGTTTTGATTGATTAAATTAATACCATATAAGATACTATCTTTTCCTTTTGATACAGGTAATACATTATGTCCATAAGTATTCAATTCAGCTATTGATTTAGGTTCTGCACTATCAGCATAAACAATATCATTTACTTCATTTGCTTTTAATAGATTTGATATTTCACTATTCAATAATCCTTTTTTATAAATTACCTCATCAAATATATAAGCATCATTGTATTTATACATTGCAACTAAACTTGTAGGGTCATTTGAATAACCAAAATCCATTCCATAACACAATATTCTTGCATCAGTTGGCAAATCTATTTCATTCCAATCTGTAATACATACACCTTCTAAAGAACCTGTTTGTCCAAGTCCATATACTTGCCACCAATTTGCCCAATACGTAGATGTTAATGCTTTTACCTTTGCTGATTCTATTTCTTTTATAATAGTTTCACTTAATGCTTCATTGTCTAAATACGTTAATGTAATAAAGTCTACATTATCTTGTGTTAATATTTCTTTGTCTACCCAAAATGTAGAAGCAGGATTATAATCTAACCATATATCACCTGATGTTCTAATTGCCATTTGGTAATAGCTTTCAAAGTCTATATTGTTACATTCGTTTACGTATAATATGTTTCTTCTTGCTCCTCTTAACTTGTCTGGTTGGTCTACAGAAAAGAATTCAATATAACTACCATTAGCAAATGTGTATTTTAAAGTAGATTTATTAAACTGGTCATCATTATATCTACCTAAAGCCATTATAATCTTTAAGAAGTCTTTTAAAGCACCTCTACGTAAATGTGGTATACTTTCAGATACAACACTTATTTCAAGCATTGGTTCTTTTATTGCTTTATCAATTAACAAAGGAAGTATTCCAAATGTTTTACCAGCTGAAGTACCTCCTCTAATAACTTTAATACGTTGCTTTAAACGTGATAACTTTCTTATTGCAGTAGTTAATACAAACTCCATATAATAGTTGCTTAAATGTCATCAAAATTGATGTTAAAGATAGGTTGCTCATTTGTTACTGTAATATCTTTTGTTTCTCTTGGTTTACCTGCATAATAGTTATAGAATAATTGTGTGAATTTAAAATCACCATTCTCTAATCCTTTTTCTAATGCCATAAATGCTAATGGTTCTAATGCTCCAAGTTTTTCTATTAACTTTACTTCATCTGCTTTTGATTTACGACCTGCAGTTGTATGTCCTCCGTTGAATTTTCTTTTATCTTCCATAATTAAATAAAATTATTATTAAATTAAAAATAAACATTTTTGTTTATTGTTTATCTTTAAATCCATTTTTCAATCTCATTAAATTATTTGCTCTTTCTTTTATCTGTTTAAATTCAGAATCAGTTTTAACTCTTTCAGACAAACATTTATCACAATATAAATTTTGTGTCAAACCCGTAGTTATTATTATACTACATAGATGACATAGTGTTGCACCTATTCCTCCATTAAGTTTATGAATTGGTTTCATCTTATTTATTTTTAAATGTTTCAAATATTAATCTTCTTGCTTCTGCATCTGATTTAGTTGCTCTTAATTTTTGTAAAAATTCTGACTTACCTATCTGTTCTTGTTGCCATTTAGCACCTTTTTCAAAACCATTTACATAAGATATTCTATCATTATCTGTCATAGAGTCGTCATTTAGCCAAAAGTTTTCAACAACTTCTTCAAGTGTTTCTTTTTTCATTATTCTTGTCCTTTTTTAATTAAATAATACCATAGCCAAATAATTTTTGACCTTATATATTCATAAGCTAATAATACTAATATATATTTCATTCTTCATCTGGTTTATATTCCCAGAAGTATTCACATTCTAATCCTTCATTTGGAGGTTTACAAAAGTATGATTGTCTAAACTTACTTGGTTCTGCTTTATATCTATAACATATAGAAGATAGTTCACAGTTGTTTCCTGAACACATTGTTATATCTGGCATAGCTTATTTATTTAATTGATTAGACCAAAACTCTTTTAAACTATTTGGTATTGTTTTCCAAGTGTATAATGGTATGTCTTTCTCTTGTCCTTCATTCATCTTATTTATTATTTTCTTTTGCATCTTATTTGTTTTTATTATGTTCTATTACTTTCATATTCATATCATATATAGCTTCTAAACGTAGTATCATTACATTGTGGTGTTCTGTATCTTTTGTTTGATTTAAAAGGTTGTTTAAGTTGTTTATGATTTTGTATTCGTATGCTGCTTTTTCAAGTTTGTTGATTCTTAAATTACTTTCTTGTAATTCAATTTCTAATTCAGATACTCTTAAGTTTTTCTTTTTAAGTTCTAATCTTAATTCTTCATTATCTTCTGTGTTTAAAATGTTTTCTTCATCCATTTGATTTACTATTATGTTTCTTAAACTTCTTAAATCTCTATTAAACTTTTCATACATTTCATAATTGTTTAAAGAATGTATTACTGTTGCGTGATTCTTATTTACTGATTCAGCTATCTCTTGTAATGTCATTTTAGGTTTAAAATGCTTTACCAAATAAAAGTATAATGCTCTTGCTTCTATTATACTATGCTTTCTACTATTTTTAGAAACATCTATATCAGTTTCTTTTAATATTATTTCTTTTAATCTTTCTGTTATTTCCATTTTGTTTTATTTTAAAGTATTCCTCTTAATACATATTGGTTTAAATCTACATCGCTATCCTCTCCAAAGAAGTATTTATAATTATCTATTCCTTGTTCAAGTTTTCTTTTGCCTTTCTCATAAAATTCATCACTACATTCAAATATTCCAATATCTAAACTTCCTTTGTCAATGCATACAAAAACAAACTCATCTACATTAAACATTTCCCTGTAAAGATATGCTTGTAAATCATAAGAGTATTTATCTGCTGAATATCTAAACTCATTTAAACCAGTAGTTGTTTTTAAATCTACAATCATATTGTCTTTTAATATATCTGCTTTAGCTCTAAATGGTATTCCGTTTATCATTGCTATTTCAGGTATCTCAAATTGTGCTTTAGACATATAGTGTACTGCTTCATCGTTTCTTAAAATTGCATCAGCTAATCTTTCAGCAGCTTTAATCTCATTTGTGGTGTAAACTTCTTTACCTTCTGCTTTTGCTTCTTTGTATGCTTTTCCTGCTTTAGTTGCTACATCTACAATAGTTAATTCATCTATCTTATGTGGCTCTAAAATCATTGTGTGAAATAGTTTACCATCTCTTAAAGGTTGTGTTTCACTTTGTCCGTACTTTGTTACGTACTTATACGTTTTAGGACTTGATAGCACCATTTTAAGGCTTGAACTACTTAATGCCTGTTTACCTAAATAACCATAGTAAAACTCATCGTTATACATATTGTCTATTAGTTCTTGTTTATCCCAAATTTTGTTATCGAATGTTTTAATTTTTGTTTCCATTGTTTATTATTAGTTTTAGTATGTAATCGTATGTTGCTAATTCTCTTTCTGTGCTTTCAATCATTATCTTTAAATGGTCATCAGATGTTAAACTTTGTCCTGACATTAGTTCCCCAATGTATTGGAATAATTCTCTATCTAATACTTGTACTTTAGATTGTATTGTAAAGTATGCAGCTTCATTCATATTCTTATATTATCTAAATTACTCATTGTTTCATCATAATTTAATATTTCTCTAATCTGTTGTGCATAAGCATCTGATTCATTCCAATCTTTTACTAATGCTTCAGCAATTAATTCTAACTGTTTACGTACATAAACGTTTTCAGTTGTTTCTAAAATAGAAATGCAAGTTTCTAATTTGAATAAAATTTGTAGTTTGTCCATTTTAATTTTGTTTTTTAAATTGTTATACGCAAATGTAAACATTATTTGTTTATAAAAAACATTTTAACTAAAAATTAACATAAAAAAAAACAATCATTTCTGATTGCTTAATTTTAAATTAATAATTTTTCTATATATTTCATTAACCCTTTCGGAGTTTAATCCTCTATTATAATTAAATTTCATTATACGTTGGATTCTTTGTAATGCTGATTGTTTACTTCGTGTCATTTAATTTTTGTTTTAGTTTCTGAACGTAAAGGCTTGCATCCATTAATTCTTCTTGAAGATGTTGTAGCCATTCTAATGCGTTTAAATCATCTCTATCTAATGTAGTACCATATTTATTAATTCCTACGTTAGAACGTTGTTTAAATTGCTCTATTACTGATTCTACTATACTATCTCTCATTGTTTCATTTTCAAATTGTTTATATAACTTTTCACTACTATCAACATCATCTTCATTTTCCCAAAAACAAATTCCTAATTTAATATCATATAAAACATAATGATTTTGTGATAACCATTCTGCAAATTTTATTTCTTTATCTTTCATTTACTAAATCTTTTAGAATGTTGTGTGTATAATTCCATAACTTTTTTAGATGCTTCATATTCTGTAAATTCTATTTTTGTTTTATCTATTTCAAAAGTATATATCTTTAAGTTATCTGATATTTGAAACTTAATTACGTGATACATTTTTGTGTTTTGTATTGGTTGAATTACATAAGCTAAATCATTATTCCAGCATAATCTCATTGCTTGTATTTCATCTTCTTTTGGAGAATACTTTTCTGATTGCTTTTTAGCCATTTGTAACATCCTTTCTAAATATTGATTTTAATATTACAGGTGACCAAGTTTGCGTTAAACATAAATGATAAAGCATTTGCCCTAATTCATCAATATCAATGTCATCATTTTCTGTTTCTATTGTTGATGTTTTTCCGTAAGATGTATATGTTAATTTCATTAGTCTAATTTTAAAAATTCTGTTTCTGCATATTCAGTAAACCATTCACTGTTTTCTTTGTATTTGTCTATTACTGCATTTATAAAAACTAATTCATCTAATGAACTTGTTTGCAGTTTAGAAACTATTTCTTCTATGCTTCTTAATATATTAGTTGTTGTTTCTGGGTCTGTATTGTATATTATTTTAAATTCGTTTCTTACTATTTCTTCCAAGTCTTTATTTAAACTATTTATCTTGTGTTTAATTTGTTGCTTGTACTGTTGAGTAAAAAATAAATTCTCATTTGATTCTAACAGTAATTGACTTAATATTACTGATTTTAAATACTCTTGTTGTATTGCGTTTACTTCCATTGTTTTGCTTTTGTTAGTTCTAAATATGCTACTTCTTTTTCTATTCTTTGTGTGTTGTAAAATTGTGTTGTTGCTGGGTTCTTATTATTAAGTTCCCATTCTGGGATAATTAGATTTAAGTTAAAACTGTATATTCCTTTTGGAGTTGAGTTAAAATACATTGGTGTGTCTAAATGCTTTTCACATTCTTGCTTCATTGAATCATACTTTTTCTTTTCAAGTAGTAAAGTATTGTAATGTGTCTTTCTGCATTTAAGTTCTAATCTATGTCCTTTGATGGGACTGTAACAATCCCACCTTGACATTTGATTTTTAGCTTTAACTAAATCAGGATATACATTTTCTTTTAACCAATTAAATAAATCAACTTCTGACCAGTTATTCATTTATTTTATATTCGTTGTATACACGTCTTAATTCATCAAGTTTACCTTTCCAACAACTTGCACAAGAACTTATCTGTAAACGATAGTTAAATACGTTAAAATATATATCTGAAATCTCTTGTTGTTCTATTGGTGTTAATGTAGTTTGTTGTGCCGATAAATATTTTGTTAGTTTATTATAATCTGATTCGTTTAAACAGTTTATATTTCTGTTATATGGAAATAAATTATTTAACTTTTCTTTTCTTTCATCGCAATTACAATCTAATCCGGTTACATCGGTAAATATCTTAACTGCTTTTTTAATTCCGGTAGCTGTTGTAATTTTTTCAATAGTATCTCCAAGACCTATTGATTCTTTTTTCTTTTTTGCCATTTTAAATTTTTATTAAGTTATATTTATTATTATTATTTTTTATGTATGTTCTAACTGAAGAATAATCATATTGTAATGCATCACAAGCTGCTTTAATTGTATCGTAAAATATTCCTGTATTTAAATCTAATACTTCTTTAGCATAAGGATTTTTGCTTCCAGTTTGATTTCTAACTCCTTTTTCACATTTATATATTTTTTGAAATTCTAATTCTTTTTTAAAAGCATCATTTAAATCTTTAGTAACATATAAAATATTTACAGCATCATTATCAATACAAAATCCACTTTTACTATTATGCTTCCATAATCTTTTTTGTAAATTAGTTGTAACTCCTATATAATTATCTAATAATAAATGATAAATTATAAAATCTTTTCCTTTAATTTTTTGTAATTTGCACATAATTAATAAATTTGATTATAATCGTTGTTGGAATAATCGTCATATTCTTTTTGAAATTTTTGTTTTAAAATAATCTTATAATTTTTAATACTATGGAATATTGAAATTAAACTAATTGTAGTTCCTGTCGCAATATCTCGCATAGATAAATCATTATCACGATATAGTTTAAATAAAAGCATATCATAATGATTCCAACTTTTTATCTCATCATCAATTAACATACATATATCATTATATGCCTTGTGTTCTTCTATGTTTGAATCATCAAATAATTCCCAGCATCCATCAATAGGAACTTTTGTTATCTTTTTCTTTTTGTTATAATATTGGTAAAATAAAGAACGTAAAGTAAAGTATACATAACCTTTTCTTACATTGCCATTTTCGTCTATTATCTTTTCAGAAGAAGCATATTTCCATAAAGCAATATACGTTTCTTGTACCAAATCTTCAGCATAATCGTATTCACCAAATTTATGGATTATTTCAATCCATTCTTTATGGTGTTTTGCTACTTTTTCCAGCCAGTTGAAGTTGTCCATATAAATGAAAATGATATTATTAATATTAGAACCTGTATAGTGTGTTCTGTTTCGTCATCAAATTCATCATCGTTGTACAATGCCCCAAGCATTACACCTTTAATTGGATTTATAATTATTTCACAATCGTAAAATTGTGCTATTATAAATGCAGTAAATAAAATAAAACCTAAAGTTAATGTTATCATATTAAAATAATTTTGCGTTTACTTTTGCTACTTTCTTTTCAGATATTACTTCTTTTAATTGGATTGAAAAATCAATATGTGTTAATTCAGAATCAACTTCTAATAGTTCTTCAATACAATCAGCTATTGGAGTCAAATTATATCTTGCTTCCATATCTGTTAATTCTTGTAAATATACAAGCTTTTCTTTTAAATCTTTAAAAAAACTTATTAACATTTTATTATCTGAATGGTAAAGTAACATTCTTTCGTTTGAAACTTGTAATTCTTCTAAATGGTTTTTAATTGTTGTTTTCATAATTATATTTTTTTACCACAAGTTGTACAATGATTAATTTCAAAATCTAAAAAAAAATGTTGTTGTCTTAATTTATAATATCTTTCAATATCAAAAAATTTACTTGAAATTATTTTTAAATCTAATTCGGGATTATTTTTTTGAATTAGTTGCATTTTTCTTTCTATTGATTTAAGTTTTGCTTTTGGTGTCATAATTAAAATATATCTTTTAATGGGTCATAAAATGCTCCTTCAACTTGTGGCAATCCAAATTCATTAACTTTAAAACTAAAGTTTTCAAATGGTGCGTTTCTTGAACGTTTACAACTTACGGTTACTAATCCTTTATTAACTGTATTTAATTCTAATTGTATTTGTGTTTCTGTTTTCTTTTCTAAAAACGAGCCTAAATGTCCTGTTGGTTTATCTGTGCCAAAGTTAGAATGTATTACTGTTACTATGTGGCAATTTAACTCCTTTGACCATTTCATTAACTTCTGGACAACTGCATTGCTTTCTTCTATATTATTTACATCACTACACAAATCTGCTATTCCGTCAATTATAACTAATCCAATATCTGTTGCTTCAAGTTTATCGTAAAGGTAATATTCTATAAATTCAACTCTATCTTTAAATGATAATTGCCTTAATGCTAAAGTATGGTATTTATCTGTTTTTATACCAGTCATATCAATAGGACGTTTAAACACATTTGCAGCGTGAAAATTGCCTTGTTCTGTATCGAAATGTATTAGGTGTTTATTATCTCTATTTGCCTTTAAATCGCCTCCAAATTGCTCTAATTCATCTGCTAAATATATTGCTGATAATAATGATACAAAGAATGTTTTTTTACTTTTAGGAGGAGCTTGTACAAAGCTAAAATTGCCATAAGTTCCTATTGGTGTAGGATATTCAATTTTGCCATCTTTAGTTTCGTAACTTTTAACACCAAATGAAATTGCAGGTTTTGGATGTACTATCTTTTCTAATGGATTAATAAAGCATTCTGCTTCAAAAACTTCCATTAATAATCTTTTTTCGTCTTTATTTAATTCCATTTCTTTGTTTGTTTGTTAAAAAAAGGGAACTTTTACATTCCCTTTGAGTATAATTTTAGGTAGACTAATCCCTAAATTAATAATTAATTAGAAAGGTAAATTGTCATCTACAACTGATGCAGTTGCTTCTGCTTTTTTATCAGCAACTGAAATAGTTCCATTTGTCCAGATTACATTTCCATTACCTAAATACGTTTTAGGCTTTTTAGCTTCTCTTTCTTCTTTTGTTTGACTATCAGTTAAAGAAACATTTTGTCCCCATTGGTTAGATTCATCATTTACTCCAACTGTAAAGTTGTAATAAACTGCACCATCTTTTCCAGATACAAATTTTTCTTTTGGTAATTTGTCAACCCTTAAACTTACATTAATTAATGCACTCATATTATTTAATTTAATTTGCTTACCTTTTTTTACTGTTGTCAGCTATTCAGCTTTATTTACTTGACTTTTAATAATTCATTTTTAACTATTGCAGTCATTTTATACTTACCTTCTATTGTTGCAATATTACCACCATTTTTTAAATATTCAATAGCTTTTGTAAATTCAGGTGTATTTTTATTTAACCATTTTAAATCATCTTCTTTAACAGGTGTTTTATCGTGTTTGTTAGTTGCATCAGCATCTTGTGTATCGTCAATCAAAAGCAAATTACCTAATGCATATTTTTTAGCATAAGAACTTGCTGAACCAAACTTTTGTGGCATTTGCATACCTTTTTGTTCTAAATCAACACCAACTATAGCTGATGCAGTTATCGTGTCTAAATCATCGTTTATTGAAGCTACAGAACGTAACATAGGAAATTGTAAAAATTGTGATTCTACCATAGATTCTGTAATTGTAAAGTTTACTTGGTATTTTTCATTGTATGGTTTTAATGCTTCTAATATATCTTCAGCACTTCTAAAGTTATATTTACCAAATGAATTGAATTTTGATTTTGATGCTTTAAATTCTTTTTGAATTAAAGACAATTTTTGATTTAATGTTAATTCCATTTTATTTTGTTTTAAGGTTATAAATTTCTTGTTTAATTATTCTTTTGTAATCTGTTGGACAATTTACATCTGCTAATTCAAAACAATAAGTTTCTAATTGATTAATGTAAAATTCTAATTTGCAAAGTTTCTCTTGCATTGCTTCTATTCTAAATCTATTGTAATCTAATAAATCTTCCATTTGTTAAAGTGTTAAAATTAATACTGCACTAATAAATAATCCCCATAAAATAAATGCTAATCCGATGTCTTTTAAATTCTGTTTCATTTGTTTGTGTTTTTAGTTGTTATTTCTTTGGCAAATATATAACTGTTTTTAATATAAAAGTGTTAATGAAATGTTAAAGTTTATAAAATAAAAAAGGGACACTAATTAAAGCATCCCCTTTTCTAACAAACAATTTAAAAAACAAGAATTATAAAGAACCCAAAAGAGAAGTATATTTATCAATCATTTCAACTAAATCTACATCAGCAAATTTAACTATTTGTTTTGATTTAATTAATAAATTGTCAGGTAAGTTATTGTCAAACTTTGTTAAATACTTTGAAAAAGCATATTGCATTCCCTGATTTGTGATGTTGCATCCATAACATTGTACACCTACATTATTTTCATCCCATCGAGTTGAATAATGTCTACGTGACATAAAATGCCCACATTGAAGTTTTTTATAATGGTCTTTTTTACCACAAGTAACACAAGTAGCAATATCATCAATAGCATCTTTTCTTCTAATGTATTGTGAAAAGACTGTATCTAATTTTATTACTAAACTTTTTCTTGTTGGCTTTTTCATTTGTCAAATATATTTAGTATAAATTAACAATTTTAGTTAAAAACTTTATTTTTAAATAGTATTGTTTTAATTTTTTATCCTGTAACTTTGCCTTGTAATCAAAAAAACAAAATAAGTATTTAAAAAAAGATTAAAATAAATAACCAAAAAGAAACAAAATAAATAACAAAAAACAAAGTGTGGAGAAGGCAATTATATGCCAAATTTATCTACCTTGACCTTTGTATTTCTTTTGATAATTTTTAGAAGATTTTAATTTAGAAGATTTTGTTTTTGAATGTACTCCAGGTCTTGAAATATTAGTTTCTATACGGGTAGAAACCACCGTCTGTTTTGCCATACTAAATAAATTATAATTATAATTAAAATATATCCTATTGGATTAGAAGTTTTCTCTATATTTTTAACTTTTGTATTTTCTTTAACTTTTATAGTTTGTTGTTTATCTTCAATTTTAGACACTTTTATATCTTGTTTATGTAAACTATTGTCTTTTGTATTAATGTGTCTTAAAACAACGTTTTTGTACGTTATACCGTTTACTACAATATCTTTACAAGTATCTAAAGGAGTTATTATAAATTCATCAATTACAATATCATTTTTAGTTTCAATTTTTATATCCTCTTTCGTCTCTATTTTAGTGGAAATTTGGGACAAACTATCTTTCTTAACCTCATTTATAACTACTTTTCTTGTGCCACAAGATGATAACATTGTAATTACAGTTGATGCTACTACAACATAAACCCAAAACAATATCCAGTTCCTATTCTGCAAAATAATTGTCTGCTTCATAAATTCGTCTTTTAGTTAAACCTGCTAATTTTTTAGTACCAACTTTATCCCATCTTAAAAATTCATCTTTTATAGTATGGTCTAATCTATTATTATTTACCTTCTTTAATAATGTACTTCTCATAAAATTTGCAACTCCTACATTATAAGCAAAAGATACTAAAGAGTTAAATTGATTTTGAGTTAAAGGTTGTGTAACACATTTAGAAACTTTTTTAGCAAAATTATCAGCAATATCTTTAAACATTTCAAATGCTTCAGCTTTAGTTATTGATTTATCCACCATAGTAACTTTTTTACCGTCTTTATAAAATGTGTTACCATATCCAATTGTAGCTAATTTAGCAGGACATAAATAAGGTTTAGCACTAAATCCTTCAAACTCACAAATCATCATATAGCCTTTATTGTCTAATTTCATTTTGATAAAAGTTTTATAATTGTTCCTACTAATCCAGCAGTAAGTAAACCTGCAACAAATTTCAACTGTCCGATATAAACGGACTTTTTAGCCATATCTAATTCAATAAACTCTAACTTTTCTTTTAGTGCTTCTATATCGTGTTTAATGGAATCAATATCAGAAATAACACCTTTATTACCATTTACTTTTGAGCCGATGAGTGCGGAAGAAATGTATTGTAAATCTTCTTTTATAAGGCGAAGGTGTTGTTCCATTCGGTCTAATCTTTCTTTGTCTTGAAATTCCATTTTAACTTTTTAATTTTGCAACTATATCCGTAAATCCTTGAATGCTTACATAAGCAGTAGCTATAACAACCCAATCTTGAGAAGTTAAATCACCTGCAAATAAACCACCACAAGCTATTAAAAACACCATCAATTTACGTGATATGAATTTATTTAATATTTTATCTAAATTCTCCTTACTCATATCCTGAAAAATTATGCTTTGGATTATTTACTATTATTTCATTATTTCCAAAATCAATATCTTGAATAGCCATAATATCATAATGATAACCATCTGCAAATATTGGAGAAGTTATTTCATTAAAATCTTCGTCATAAGTTCCTTCTGTAAGAACTATTAATCCAATATCAACTATTGCTTGTATTCCATTTTTATAGTTGTTTTCTGCATCGATTAAATCTTTAGCAAGAAAATCAGCAAGAGCAGTTTCTTTGTCGTTGTATTTCAATTTATATATGTTCATTTTATAAAGTTGTTAATGATGCCATTTCAGCATCTGTTAAATAAGTTTTATATAATTGTGTAGATTTTACTTTTCCGTAAAATGTATTACTACCAGATGTTCCTCTATCAAAACTAAATCTATTCATTGAAATTGGTAATGTTGTTACTATACTACTTGCTCTATTAACTCCATTTATCCATAAAGAAACTCCTAATGTATTACTATATCTTACTGCTATTTTTGCAAATTGTGTTTCATCTGTAACATTATAACTAATTCCGGGTATAACAACAGTTCCTGCTGATACCATAGCTGCTGCTATATTATTTGATGAAGTACTATAATATAATATAATTCTATTTGAAGTTGTTCCATCTGAAATAGATATAATTCTATCTGTTAAATCATTTGCTAAAGCAGCACTTTCAATAAACATAACTCCTTCAGTTTGTCCTATTAAACTTGATACACCACTAACAGATGCTAAATCTGCATTCCTTGTGACTGTACTTGCTACTGTTGGAATATATGATGTGGCATAAGAACCTAATTCGAGTTGTGGCATTGATAATGTAAAGTCTCCAGTAGGTGTCCCACCATTTACTCCTAATCCAAATCTAACTTCTGAAATTGTAGTTGTTGCAGTTGCAGTAAAAACTATTGTATAAGTATTTCCAGATTCTATATTTGTTGATGAAGATATTGCTACATTATTTTTGTAGTAAACTGATGTTCCAGTTGCATTAATAATTGCAATAATATCAATAATAGCTTGAGTAATAGTTACATTTTCTATATAAACTGAAAGAGAATATACATTGTTTATTGTGAATGGTTGAGTTTGATAAAAATATCCTCTTATAGATGTTCCATTAAAATTATAAGCAGTTACATTTGGATTTTTTACACTTGTAATTGGTGTTGTTGTTCCTAAAAATGATTTTGTGAAACTTGTAGGTGTAGTTCCTCCACCAGCCCAAACACTATTTAAAAGTAAATTTGTTCTTTGTGGCTCTAATAATATATTAGCAACTCCATTTGTATAATCTAATCTTGGAATACCTGTAGTTACGTTTTCAACTAATCCACTACTATTGATTCGTGTAGCAGTTGTGGCTCTTGTAGTTGTTAAATCTCCACTTCCACTTGAAGGCACAACAGAATATAACTTATTGGCTTTATAAGATGTTGGTGTTAAAACTAAAGATGCTTGTGTTAATAAACTCATATACTATAAATTTATTTGATTCATATAATCTTGAATAGCTAATTCTCTTTGTGCATCTACTTCAAATCCATTCATTGAATTTAAAGATACAATTCTTAAAATATGTTGAAAATCTCCAAATATTTGATTATTAGATTTTATCCATAAATTAACAGTTACATAATAAGCCACATCTCCTTCAGGAATTATTGGTAATTCTATATCTGTATCATAAATTATTTTATTTGAATATACCGCTGGAGTTATTATTGTATCTATAACAATTCCATTTTCATCTAATAAATTTTCTGTTTTTTCAGCTTCTAATAATTCAAAACCGATTGGATTTACCGATGTTTCTGCACCAAATAAATAATTTTCTAAAATAAACTTTTCCATTTTTATTAATTAAAATATTGACAATATATTATTCCTTGTGTTCCATTTCCACCACTTGCAGCTACTCCTTTTCCACCTGAACCACCTGCTCCATATCCTGTTGCATTGTAACCGTTTTTATTAGCCAATACACCCGAACCTCCTAATCCCCATCCTTTAGGACTTGAACCTCCTGTTCCAGATGGTACAGCAGCAGCAGTATTTAAACTATCTCCTCCATTTTGTCCACTTATAACAATATCTGGAGTAACACCTGTTGCACTACCTGTTCCACCTGCTCCACCTGCTGCAGATTGTGCGGCAGTTCCAAATCCACCTCCTGATGCAGTAAATGTTGCAGCTCCTATTGTTAATGTTGTAGAAGTCCCAGAAGTTCCACCTGTTGCAGGAAGACCACCAGTACCACCTGTTCCTATTGCACAAGTATAAGTAGTTGATGGAGATAAACCTGTTATTCTTTCAAAAACATAACCACCTGCTCCTGCTCCTGAAGCACTTGAAGAAGTTCCAGTTGGTCCACCACCTCCACCACCACCTCCACCAACTAATTCAATTATAAATACTGTTGATGTTGTAATAGTTGATGGTGTAGTAAATGATGTTCCTGAAGTAACTATTATTGTTCCTGTTTGTGCTGAACTTCCAGATATAACTAAATCTCCACTACCTAAAATACTATTTCCATTTATAGATTTGATATTTACAGTAGATTGTAAAGTATCTTGTTTACCACTAAATTGAGTTTGAATCCCACTTGTAACTCCTTTTACATAGGTTAATTCAGTAAGACTTGGATAAGTTGCAAGTGGTAAACTAACCACATTTTTATTAGCATCAAATGAAGCTATTGTAGATGCAGTTTGTAATCCTATTTTTAATGTTCCATTTGATACCTCTAAATTATTTTGAGCTAAACCAGGACCTCCACCAATATTTAAAGTTGCTCCTGTTCCTGATGTAAAAAATGGAGTTCCCAAATATTCAAAAAATACTGGGCTACCTGTTGCTCCAAATCTTATTGATGAAAATGTTTTTGCTCCAGCAAATGTTTGGTCTCCTGTTGTTACAACACCTCCAAAAGAAGCAGAAGCAGGTTGTAGATTTAAAACACTTCCAGTTAATGTAGCAGCATTAGCGTTAGGGACACTTCCTATTGCTGATAAAGTTATTGTATTCTGTTTAGCATCCAACTGACTCTTTACAACTACATCCGTATCTGCTGTACCTGCTGTGGCTGTTATTTTACCGTTGTTTTGTACTTTAGCTACAAGACCGTTATCCCCTGAAAAAGTAACAATATCAGTTCCCCCATCGGCTGTAAATTGAGCAGCTGCACCACCACCTCCATACACCTGCATACCTATATGGGAATTACTTTCTACATAAAGAGTAGTTAAACCTATATTATCGTTTGATATTATTGTATTTCCTGTAAATGTTTTATCTCCTGCAAATGTTTGACTTGTTGTTGAAACTAATCCTTTTTGAGTTGCAGTTGCTAAAGGAACTAAATTTTCAGCAAGTGAATGTTCCCATAAAGATGCAGGGTCATTCCAATATAATATCTCATTATTTAAAGCATCAACATTTTCTACATCAGCTAAATCTCTTAAATATATATTTGGCATTACAGATGTAGGAATAGCTGCTGAACTTCTAACAGGAGAAGCTCCTCCAAATTGGAATTGATATGTAGGGTCTGAACCAACAGGAGATGTAAGTCTATTTGCGTAGTATTTTAAAACAACTCTATCTGTATCTAAAAAGATACCATCATTCCAAAGTGCAGTTGCAGAAAACTCAACATAACCTCCATTTGTTACAGGTAGTGTATAGTCTGATTCAGCTATTAATGTTTCTGTTCCTGCTAAATTTCTTTTATATATTCTAAAGAAGAACTCCGCTTGACCTGTTCCACTTGTTCTGCTTATATTTCCAATAGTTTTAAAATCAAAAACACCAGGATTTCCTGATATAATATTTGCATCTGTAATAAGTGAACCTACTAATTGTCCAACTGATGTTATAACCCCTGTTGATACATCTACCGCAGTTGCATTATATCTTGTGTCTGCAATGTTTCTAACAAGTACAGTATATCCACTTATATCAGAAGCAGTTGTTGTAGCATATAAATCTAATGTAGAAGGTAAATCAGCAGAAGTTAAATAAATATTATTATCAACTGAACCATCAGCCTTTAAGAATTGATAATCAAAACCACCTGATTTTATTAATTTTTCAGCAGTTATATCATTCAATCCTAAATTAACATCAGTTGTAGCACCTGTATATGGAACTAAATTTGTTATTGAAGGTATTGTTGGTTTATTTAATATTTGAGCATCACCACTTGTAGCATTCCAATCTGCATTTACATTTACTTCAGCACCTGTTGCTATTCCCGCTAATTTATTCTTTTCAGCAGTTGTGTAATCATTTAAAGTAGCACCTGCTAAAGTACCATTTCCTAATGGAACAGTTGCATCTGTACCTGTATTACTATTTATTGTAAAATTACTTATAGTTTGAGTAGTGGTTAAATTTGTAGCACCACCTCCGCCACCACCTCCATAAGATATTGAACCATCTGCCATTAAATATTCATCAGCAGCACCACCTAATTTAACAAATTTATCAGCATTTATTTGTTGTGTATATCCTTGATTTACATAAGATATATTTCTTAAAACTGCTAAAGAAGATAGTAATTGATTAGATGCTTCAACTGTACTACCATCAGTAATAGTCCTTAAATAAAAAGCATCAAATATTGAGTTATCTCTATCTAAATAATTTAATTGTAATTGTTGTGAATTGTCTTTATTATCAACATAAGTTGTAGTAGCTAATCCTGTAGGTTTATTTAAAATTTCAGCATCTCCACTAACTGCATTCCAATCAGCATTTACATTTACTTCAGCACCTGATGCAATACCATTTAATTTAGTTTTTTCAGTTGCAGAAAATAATCCAGCATTTGTGCTATCAGCTAATGGAATAGTAGCATCTGTACCTGTGTTACTGTTTACAACGCCATTAGATATACCCGAAGTATAAGTTAAATTAGTAGTTCCAACAATAGATGTTAGTGGAGTTGTACTTCCATTATCTAATAATACATTTGCACCTGTACCACCACTTTTAATAAATGAATTAGCAGTTATAGAATTAGAAGTTGTAGAACCTAAATCTGTAACAGATTGTAAAGTTTGATTTAATCCACCTGTAACTTGGTTTATATTTACAGTTGTTAAATTAGGATTTACAGTTATTGAAACACTATCTACTGTTTCAGAAACATTAATATCTATTATATCGTTTGCCATTATCGAGTTACATCATTAGTTATTGAAAAGTTTCCACTTATATATGTTTTAACAGTACCATCTGCTTTTATTAATTCAATATCATAAATGTAATTATAAGCATCTAAATTTATTATTTGTTTATTAATCTTAAATAAACCAGTAGCAGCAGTAGTTATAGTTATTCCTGCACTTGCAACAGAAGTTAATGAAAGAAATATTACTCCTCCATATTCTTTTCTTAATTGCATTCTTAATGTGCAACCTGTTAAATTTAATGCTACTGAATTAACAAGCATTTGAAAGTTTACTGCTTCAAATGTATCTCCTTTTATATGTGTAAAATCTAAAGCCATTATTTGTCTTTATTTAGTTTGTTTAAAAATACCTCTAACTTTTTTACGTTAGTTTCTTTTGGCTTGTATGTTTCTTTTTTATTCATTTTTTTTGATAATGTAACAAACCATTTTTTACTGCGTGTAAATGATTTTCATAATTTGTAACCCATTCCAAATTTTCAAGTCTATTATCTGTTTTTATACAATTAATATGATTAACTTGTTTTTTGTTTTCTATATTTTCTATAAAAGATTTTGCGACTAACTGATGTACTAAATGATTTTTTTTAATACCATCAATATTTAATGTACATCTACAATATCCTTTTGGAGTTATCCAAAAAGAAATTAATTTTCCTTTGTAAGTATAAAAATCTTTTTTGGTAGGAATAAAAGGATTTGTCATTTCTATTTTCCTTGTAATACTTTTTACCCTACCTAAATTACTTACTTCATAATAGCCATTGTATCCACTTATTGGCTTCCAAATTTCTGTTTGCATACGCTTTTTTATTTATGTTAAATTATTAATGTTAATAGAATTGCTAAATTCAAAACCCATCCTGTAAAATTTGCATTGTGGTCTGGAAATACATCAGCATTTGAATTAGCAGTATATTCAGGGAATAAATTCTGATTAAAACTCATATAATCTATAAATCTATTTGTATAAGATTGTGCAACATCTCTTTCTTTTTCAATTAAAAAATCTATTTCAGACTTTTCAACCGTAGAACTGTTTTCAGAATTATGTTTGAATACTCCTTTATTTGATACTTTATAAGCTGCGTAAGGTAAAAACTCTACCATTGCCCAATGTATTACCATTGGCTTAATATATTTGCTTAAAAGCGTTGTATATGGACTTGCTAAATTACCTGCAACAATCCCATCGTTTATTTTATCGTATAGTTTAGTTCCTAAATAGTTTTGTATATGTAATTGTTGTGCTTGAAATATATATTGAGTATATATATCAGGGTCTAAATTACCATTCAAATTAGTAAATTTAACTATGTCATTTGTGCTTATGAATAATCCTTGTGCCAT